GGTGCCGACGCTGGCGCGTACGGGCAATCTCGACCAGCTGCCCGCGCTCGACCTCCTAGTCATCGACGAGGCGCACCACGCGGCCGCCGACAGCTATCGCCGCATCATCGACGCTGCGCTGCAGCGCAATCCCGAGTGCCGGGTCTACGGCGTCACGGCGACGCCCAATCGGGGCGACAAGCGCGGTCTGCGCCCGGTGTTCTCGAACGTCGCCGATCAGATCCGGATCGGCGAACTGATCGCCTCCGGCCATCTCGTGCCGCCGCGCACCTTCGTCATCGATGTCGGCGTCCAGGACCAGCTCACCAAGGTGCGTCGCACGGCAGACGATTTCGACATGGCCGAGGTCGACGCGATCATGAACCGGTCGCCGGTCACGGACGCCGTCATCCGCCACTGGCGGGAGAAAGCCGGCGAGCGCCAGACGGTGGTGTTCTGCTCCACTGTCGATCACGCCCGCAACGTGACCGACGCCTTCAACGCGGCGGGCATCGCTGCCGGGTTGATCCATGGCGACATGGCCGACACCGACCGCAAGGCGACACTTGCGGCCTATGCCGCCGGTGATCTGCGGGTCATCGTCAATGTCGCGGTCCTGACCGAGGGGTGGGATCACCCCCCGACGAGCTGCGTCGTGCTGCTGAGGCCGAGTTCCTACAAATCGACGATGATTCAGATGGTCGGTCGGGGCCTGCGCACGGTCTCGCCGGAGGAACATCCCGGCGTCATCAAGACCGACTGCATCGTGCTGGATTTCGGCACATCGACCCTGCTGCACGGTTCGCTGGAACAGGATGTCGATTTGAACGGTCGCGAGGCTTCTGGCGAAGCGCCCACCAAGGACTGTCCCGACTGCGGCGCCATCGTGCCGCTCGCCACCACCGAATGCCCGCTGTGTGGGCACCTCTGGGAGCGGGAGGATGCAGGCGAGGCCACGCCGCTCGGCGACTTCGTCATGTCCGAGATCGACCTCCTGAAACGGTCGAGTTTCCGCTGGTGCGATCTCTTCGGCGACGATGCCGCGCTCATCGCCAACGGCTTCAATGCCTGGGGCGGTGTCTTCTTCCTGAACGGCCGCTGGTACGGCATCGGCGGTCTGCAGAAGCAGCGGCCTCATCTGCTGGCGATGGGCGAGCGCACGGTCTGTCTGGCAGCGGCGGACGACTGGCTCAACGAGCATGAGAGCGACGAGAGCGCCCACAAGACGCGCCGCTGGTTGAACCAGCCGCCCACCGACCGGCAGCTCGCCTTCCTGCCGCCGGAGTACCGGCAGGACTTCGGGCTCACCCGCTACCAGGCCTCGGCGCTGCTGGCCTTCCGCTTCAACCGCGACGCCATCCGCTCCCTCGTCTTCGGGGCGGCCGATGCCGCGCCTGAAGCAGCCATAGGGAGGGCGGCATGAGCCATGGCATCTGTTTCCCCCACCACGGCCGAGGACCGGCGGCGGCTCTGGCATCCGCGTGGAACGCTCTGTGCTGTCTGCCGGCGACCCACCCGTGGCTTTGGCTGGTTCGACCCGGTGCGGTCGAAGCAACCGCGCCCCTCTGTCTGGTTCTGCTCGATGGTCTGCCAAGGCTTCTGGACGCGCTTGGCGCGGGAGCGCTGGGCCATGGTTGATCTCACCGAACAGGAGAAGGCGGCGATCCGCGCCGCCATGAAGCCGGTCGCCGAGATCATGGAGGAAATCGGCTGGCAGGCGCGCTTCTCCGACCTCACGGAGGCGCAGGTGCTCACGATCATCGAGGTCGCCGTCGGCGGCTTCCAGGACGCCATGCACGCCATGGCAGCCGACGCCGACGCGGAGGTGCCGTTCTGATGCTCGACTATAACCACCGCCCCACCTGCGCCGAACGCATCAATGCGGTGATCGACGAGGCGATCACCGTTAAACGCGCGGCGGTTGCGCCGAGGACCTACCTCGGCGGCTCCCGCCTTGGACACGGCTGTGAGCGCGCTCTGCAATTCGAGTTCGCGGGCGCGCCGAAGGATGAGGGCCAGGAGTTTTCCGGCCAGACTCTGCGGATCTTCGAGATCGGACACGCGCTCGAAGATCTTGCCATCCGCTGGCTGCGCGGTGCCGGGTTCGATCTCTATACCCGCAAGGGCAACCGTCCAGATGGCGAGCAATTCGGCTTCTCGGTCGCTGGTGGCCGCATCCGCGGTCATGTCGATGGGATCATCGCCGCCGCACCCCAGCTGCTGGGCATCGGCGTTCCCGCGCTCTGGGAATGCAAGACGATGAACGCCAGGAACTGGCGCGAGGCCGTGGGCAAGGGCGTGGTTGTCGCGAAGCCCGTCTACGCGTCCCAGATCGCCCTCTACCAGGCCTATATGGAGGCGCAGGTCCCCGGCATCTCCGACAATCCCGCGCTCTTCACCGCCATCAACAAGGACACCGCCGAACTGCACCACGAACTCGTGCCGTTCGATGCGGGGCTCGCCCAACGCATGAGCGATCGCGCCGTGCGGATCCTTCAGGCGACGGATGCAGGGGATCTGCTGCCGCGCATCGCTACGACCCCTGACTTCCACGAGTGCCGAATGTGCCCGTGGGCGGAACGCTGCTGGGGGCTGCCGGCATGAGCGAGAACAAGGTCATCTCCCTCGATGCCTGGCGCGACTTCAACGACGCCGCGCCGCAGGCCGATCCGTTCGACATCGAGCCAGATCCAGAGCAGATCGCCGTCTTTCTCGACGTCGTCTTCGGTTACTGCGAGGGCTGGGTGCCCCTGCGCGGGTTCGTGGACAAGGGCCAAGGCATCGACGGCCGCCCCCACAACGCCTGGATCGAGATCGACGACAGCCTTCTGGAAAAATCCGTCGCCTTCGCTGGATGGGCAGCACGCGAAGGGGCGGCCTTTTATGTGGTGCCGGGAACCGTCGCCGAGACCGGCAAGGCCAAGGCCGCCGATATCCAGCAGATGCAGACGGTCCTGGTCGACCTCGACGCCGGAGACATTGCGGCCAAGCTCGACCACCTCATCCGTCATCTCGGCGAGCCGACACTGCTCGTCGAAAGTGGCGGCCGGACGCCGGACGGTCTTGACAAGTTGCATGTCTGGTGGCGCTTGAGCGAACCGGCCGAGGGCGAAGACATCGCGCTTCTCTGTCGGCTGCGCGGCGACGTCGCAGTCAAGGTCGGCGGCGACACGCATTTCCGATCGGCCCACCAGCCGATCCGCCTGGCTGGTTCGGTCTATCACAAGGGCGGGTTCAGGCGGCTGGTCAACATCCGCCGCCACAGCCCGCGCGTCGAGGTCCATCTGCGCGACTTCGCCGAGCTCGTCGCCGACATGCCGCCGCTTGCCGGGGTCGGATCCGAGCCAGGCCCCTCTACGGACAAACCGTCGATCACTGATGTCCTGACGATGCCGGTCCGCGAAGGCGGATCAGACGATTGGACCCGCTTCCAGGGGGCGAGCGCCGCCATCGGCCACTACGTCCGCATGGCGCATGAGGGCCGCATGAGCCGCGACGACGCGTGGGAGGCGATCTGCCAGTACAACGCCGCCCAGCTCCGTCCCAGCTGGCCGCTCGAACGCCTCGCCTCGGAAGCACAGCGCCTCTGGCGGCTGCACGAAGAGCGCCACGGACCGGCCCTCGAACGGATCGCCGTGCCGCCGATGTCCGCGCTTCCGGTTTTCACGCTCGGCGCACTGCTCGACGACGTGAGCCCGATGCCCGACGACATCATAGCGCCGCGATTGCTGACGCCCGGCGGGATGCTGGTGCTCGGCGGCGCCCCCAAGGTCGGCAAGAGCGACTTCCTGATCAGTCTGCTTGTCCACATGGCGGCGGGCGTGCCCTTCCTCGGCTTTGCGCCGAGCCGGCCTTTGCGGATCTTCTATCTGCAGGCAGAGATCCAGTACCATTACCTCCGGGAGCGCCTTCAGGCGATCCGGATCGAGCCGGCGCTCCTTGCCGCGGCGCGCGACAATCTCGTCGCCACGCCGAAGGTCCGCATGCTGCTCGACGCCGGCGGCGTGGGCCTGACCATCGCCGCGGTTCGCGCCCACTACGGCCATGGCGCGCCCGATATCCTCTGCATCGACCCGATCCGCAATCTCTTCGATGGGGGTCCGGACGGCGGCGGGGAGAACGACAACACCGCGATGCTCTTCTTCCTGCAGGAGCGGGTCGAGGCCCTGCGGGACGCCGTAGCCCCGGATGCCGGCCTGATCCTCTGCCATCACACCCGCAAGATCACCAAGAAGCAGCTCGTCGAGGACCCGTTCATGGCGCTCTCGGGCGCGGGCAGCCTCCGCAGCTTCTACACCTCCGGGGTGATCATGCACCGGCCCGACGAGGACCGACCGGAGCGGATGCTGCATTTCGAGCTCCGCAACGGCCCCGGCATCGAGCCGATGATCGTCGACAAGGCGGACGGACGCTGGATCGCGATCGACCGCTCGGAGACAAGGCTCGTGCGTCGCGAGTTCGGCGAGAAGCTCGACGCCGAGCGCGCGCGCAAACACGACGTGATCCTTCAACTGCTCTTCGATGAGGCCGAGGCCGGCCGGCTCTACAC